GTACTCAATATTGTTCAAAACCAGCCAAAATTAAATACAGACGAACACTGTTATTCACTACACGCGAATGCTGGTCCTGAAGGATTCTATCTCGCCTTAGAAAAGGACCGAGATTGGGACATTCCAGATTTGGCTAAAATGATCTACAAGAATATTCAGACAGTAAAAACAACAGTTAAAGAAAATCTATTGTTATCGGTATATCACCGTAGTAATAAAATGATTGATCCTCAAACTTCATATACAGAAGTTGGGATATCCCCTCTTATTCACATTCCTCATAAAAACTCATTCATGAAAGATGCGTGGATTCATGCTCTTGAATATTATGAAGTTGATCACACCGAAATTCGCCACCCATTCACTAGTGTTTTAACGCTTGATGAAGCGATTGAACTAAACCCAGAAATCGCTAAAATAAATGACAACTCCTCAGAGGGTTAGCATAAATACCTCTGTGACCGTTGAACGTCACAGTAGAAGAGAAGTAAAATAGTTGATCTCCTCAGTAGAGAAGAAAAACAATAATACAAGTATAGATGAGAAAGGAGAAAAATAATGACTCTAACACTTGAACAGCTCCAAAGTGCCTTCAAGAAGGCAGAAAACGACGGCAACAACCTACCTAATAACTACTACCCGTTCTGGCGAATGAAAGATGGCGAATCAGCCACTGTTCGTTTCCTACCTGATGCAAACGCAGAGAATCCTATGGGATTCATGGTTGAGAAACTTATGCACACGCTTCAGATCAATGGTGAGAATAAGTCGGTTGCTTGTCTTAAAACGTATGAAGAAGATTGCCCAATTTGTAAGGTATCTTCTGAGTATTATAATAAAGACGATAAGACAAATGGTAAGAAGTACTGGAGAAAGAAGCAGCACATTACACAGGCGCTTATCATTGAAGATCCACTTGATGCGGACGAGACTACCGGTGAAACTCACGAAGGTAAAGTCCGATTCCTAACACTGGGTTATCAGATCTACAACGTAATCAAAGAATCATTTGAGAGCGGCGAACTTGATGAAGTACCATTCGCTTATGAAGGCGGTTGTGATTTCATTATTAAGAAATCAAAGCAAGGTGATTATTCAACCTATGCAGTTGGTTCTAAGTTTGCTCGTCAGTCATCTAATTTGACTGAAGACCAGCTCGCGCTTATAGAAGATAATCTTGGTGATCTATCAAGTCTCCTACCAAAGAATCCAGGTATCGATAAAGTTCAGGGTATGCTCGAAGCAGCTTTGACTGGTGGTTCTTTTAGCGAAGACGGTGAAACTCCTGCAGCAGCACCAGCAGCATCCTCAAGTAAATCTGAGGACGAAAGTGAAAGTGGTGGTTCTGACGAAGCTGACAAAATCCTCGAGCAGATTCGTGCTCGTCGGCAAGAACAAAACAGCTAATTGAGATGGGGGCGCGAGCCCCCTCTTATAGGAGAACTATATGTCAGAACTAAATTTTCTAAAAGGATTTGAAAAAGACCTTGCGAAGATCGACGTAACCGTTGGAAGTGGTGAACCACCACGATATTGGTATTCAACAGGAAATGTAATTCTTAATATAATTATTTCCGGTAGTTTCTTTCGAGGCATTCCACAAGGACGAGTAACTGGTCTTGTTGGTCCATCAGGTGCAGGTAAGAGCTTTCTTGCTTCTAACCTGATGGCAGCAGCACAAAAGGAAGGTGCTCATATTCTTGTAATTGACTCAGAAAACGCTCTCGATGAAAATTTCGTTAGTGCTATTGGAGTCGACACCACAGATAACTATACGTATGTTGCAGCAAATACAATCCCTCAAGTTACAAAAGTTGTATCTGCTTTCTTGAAAGGATTCAAGGCTGAGTATGGCGATGATTCCGATGCTCCACAAATATTAATTGTAATCGATAGTCTTGATATGTTAATGACTGAAACGGAACTGGATCATTTTGCTAAAGGTGTAACAAAGGGCGACCAAGGTCAACGAAATAAACAGCTAAAAGCAATGTTGCGAACGTTTGTCCAATCTATTAAACGACTAAATGTTGCAATTGTTGTAACGGACGCTGTCTACCGAAACCAAGATGTTATGAATGGTGAAGGTGTATGGATGGTTAAGGATGCTTGTAAGTTTTCGTTGTCACAAATCGTTATGCTTACAAAACTCAAGCTAAAGGATACTGGCTCAACAAAAGTTAAAGGTATTCGTATGAAGTGTGAGGGATATAAAACACGTTTCACGAAGCCATTCCAGAAAGTTACAATTGAAGTTCCGTATGATGAAGGAATGAATCCCTATTCTGGTTTGGTAGAAGTAGCTGAAGAACTAAACATTGTTACTAAAAGTGGTTCGTGGTATACACTCGACAAAGACACAAAATTCCAAAACAAAAATATTAGTGAATATGCTGATGCGATTCTAAAAAAAGCTGAAGCAATGAGCGAAGCATTTTTGCTTGGAACAGGTGTTAGTGGCGATGATGAAGAAGGCCCAGATGACAATCGATCATCAAAAGCCCGCCGAAAAGCAAAAGTAGACGGCGAATAACGCATAATCATGCACTAGTGGAGGGATCGTTTGTTGATCCCTCCAATTTTCTACCGTATAATTATGGGTATGATTAAAAGTATGAAAATTAAAACTTCAGAAGAGTTGATGCGGGATAACTTGTTAGTTAAGCACCTAGCAGGCAGTCTAGCGTATGGAACATCTCTACCGACGTCTGACACGGACTATCGGGGGATTTTCTGCGCAGATCCGATCAACATTCTCACACCTTTTTACACGATTCGTGAAGCAACGGGTACGAACGAAGGAGACACGAAATTCTACGAATTATCTCATTTTATGAAGCTGTGTCTCGATTGCAACCCGAACATCGTTGAAACATTGTGGATTGATGAAAGTGACATAATCGAATCGTCGCCAGCTTACGAGTATCTTCGTGAACACCGAGCTGAATTTTTGTCATCGAAGATTGCATTTACCACAAGTGGATATGCCCTTGCTCAATTAAAACGAATCAAGGGTCATAACAAGTGGATTACCAATCCTCAGTCTGTTGAGCCTCCTCGTCAGATTGATTTTGTTTCGCTCGTTCAAAATTTCACAATTCATAAAATGTTTAAGTCAGACTTTCGTCTTGAGGATAACCGTCGAGGTCGACTAATTCCCTATGGTCATAATATTTACGGGTTAGTCTTCAACACCAACAATCAATACTGTAATGATAGTTACGAAACATTTTCCGATGACTTCACGTTGAATACAGTCTACGAAGATGAAGGGAGAACTCAAACACCTAGCTACGTCGTTAAGTTTAACAAGGAAGAATATAACCTGGCGAAAGAAAAACACGCTCAGTATTGGACGTGGAAGAAAAATCGGAACGAAACTCGTAGTGAACTCGAAGAACAGCATGGTTATGATACAAAGCATGCTATGCATCTTGTTCGTCTTCTTCGAATGGGTAAAGAAGCTCTTGAAGAAGGTGTTCTGAAAGTTAAACGACCGGACGCTGAGGAACTTCTTGCGATCCGTGCTGGCTCATGGACATATGAAGAGTGTGTTAAATATGCCGAAGAAATGGACGGACTAATTCGAGGCAAACTATACCGTGAAACAGATCTTCCTAAGAAACCCAACCTGCTTAACGCAGCCAAAATTTTAATGGAAACACAAAGGTTGGTTTGGGGTGAGTGATCTGTCAGATCTGTTCGACGATCGGTCAAGAATATATTCCGAGCACAGCGAAAAAATTCTTGAACTTCTATCCGATAACGTTATTCCTGCTATATTAGAAATGATGTCGTTATCTGATCAAGAACTTGAAAAACTTGAATGGACGAATGTCCAGGTAATGGAAAATTACTTAGTTCTAACTGGTACAATCAGATACGAAGAGGGTGATATAATATCTGATGAAGATACTACCGTTACTCTTGACACGTCGTTAGCCTTAATGTTAGATAAAGTTCTTCGCGCAGCAGTTCCTTTTGAGCTTGCATGCAACGGATCAAGAGATGACGTACTTACCCACCTAAAAGCAGCTGAAACGAAACTACGTGATGAGTATGAATCCGTATATGGACACGAACCGGAAACACTAAATGATGCTATGGTTGAAGCAATGCGAGGACAAGTAGGAATGGACTTTATGGACTTTGGTATGGACTTTGGACCAGATTTCAACTATAATGACCTGACAGAAGAACAAAGAGAAGCGTATTACCTGTGGGGGGTCTCAAATGGCACCAAAGGAGAAAAACCGAATTGAGTTTAATTGAAAGGCTAGGAAAAGATTATAAAAATTTGCCTGACATCCTAGCTGAGTATGAAAAAGGACTAGATGAGGTTAAACAAAACCTCGAAATTAAAGGCAAACTGCTAGAAGCAGCAAATGCAGAACATCCTGCTTGGCAATTATATTACGAATCACGAAAAGCTGATCTTCGTTCATTGGTTAAGTTTTTTGAGGCGAGGTTGTTGTCAGCCCGTGGTAAACTATATCGAAAATACACCGAAACATATAATCGTGAATTGTCCGATCGTCAAAAAGACAAATATAT